AGAAGATGTAGAACCGCTAGATGTATGAGCTTCCAATTAGACAAAAAGCAACGCGTCCAAGAAATATTGAAATGTGGCAAGGATCCATCCTACTTTCTTAAGACATATGCGCGCATCTCCCATCCTATGCATGGGCTCATCTTGTTTGATACGTATGAATTTCAAGACGATCTCTTAAAAGACTTCAATGACTATCGCTTTAACGTGATTCTTAAAGCACGACAGCTTGGAATTTCCACCATCACCGCTGGCTACATTGTATGGATGATGTTGTTCCATCGCGATAAGTCTATCCTCGTAATGGCCACTAAGTTTGCGACAGCAGGCAACCTCGTGAAAAAAGTAAAGGGTATCATGCGCCAACTTCCCGAATGGTTAAAGATTGCCAACATTAGCGTTGACAACCGCACATCCTTCGAATTGTCCAATGGCTCATCCATCAAGGCCGCTTCAACTTCTGGCGATGCTGGTCGTTCCGAAGCGCTGTCTTTACTGGTGCTCGATGAGGCCGCGCACATCGAAGGTCTTGACGAACTGTGGACTGGCCTATACCCAACACTCTCCACCGGTGGTCGCTGTATTGCGCTGTCAACACCTAATGGGGTTGGCAATTGGTTCCACAAGACATGTATGGACGCTGAAGCGGGAACTAACAACTTTAATATTACGACATTGCCATGGCAGGTGCACCCCGAACGCGACGAGCAATGGTATCAAAAAGAAACCAAAAATATGTCTAAGCGCCAAATTGCACAAGAGCTACAATGTAATTTCAATACATCAGGTGAAACTGTAATTGATCCGGATTGCATGAAGTGGTTGTTGACCAATGTTAAACAACCCAAACATCGAACCGGCTTTGATCGAAATTTTTGGATTTGGGAAGAATTTGATCCCACCTGCAATTATTTATTGGTAGTCGATGTTTCACGCGGTGATGCATCTGACTATTCTGCTTTTCATATTATTAAATTAGAAACACTTGAAATCATTGGAGAATATCAAGGGAAGCCCACGCCAGATTTATTTGCCAACATGCTTAATCAAGTTGGCCGAGAGTTCGGAGATGCTATGATGGTAGTAGAAAATAATAATATTGGCTATACAGTACTTGACAAACTCATAGAATACGGTTATCCTAATGTATATTATTCTATTAAGTCTACTCATGAATATATTGAACAACATCAAGCTGAATTTCAATCGAATGCCATCCCGGGCTTTTCTACCACAATGAAAACACGCCCCCTTATCGTGGCAAAATTAGAAGAGTTTATAAGGAATAAACTAATTACAGTATATTCTTCGCGCACGATAAACGAAATGAAAACTTTTATTTGGAAAAATGGAAAGCCTCAAGCAATGAAAGGCTATAATGATGATTTAATAATGGCGTTAGCTATTGCATGCTGGGTCCGAGACACCGCTCTCCAAGTCAATGCAAGAGATCTTAATTATAAGAAAGCCTTTGTTGATTCCATTATTATTACTAACACTACCATGAATACTAAAATTGTCGGCCAACACGGCTATCAAGAAGATAATGTATTTGATAAAACGAGCGAAGCAAAAGAATTATACGATCAATATAAATGGATTATAAAGTGAGAAAGTAAATGGCTGCCCCTAATCGAAACCCTGCCGATTCCCAAACAGGCCTGTTTAAAGCCTTAACCAGATTATTTTCTGGGCCGATTGTAAACTACAGATCGCAATCAGGCCGCAGAATTCGAAGACAACATCTTGATAAGTTTAGTTCAAGATTTAAGTCTGCATCGGGTCAACAGTTTAAAAAGACGCTGTATAATCCTCTGGATATTGTGGCGACTAACGCCATCGCAAACCAGCGCCGGTCTGAACGCTATGTTGATTTTGATCAGATGGAATATATGCCAGAGATTGCATCGACAATGGATATTTATTCAGATGAAATGACCACTTATTCTGATTTGCGTCCGATGCTGAATATTAAGTGTCCCAATGAAGAAATCCGAGCGGTGCTTGCGGTCCTTTTTGACAACATTCTTAACCTGCATTATAACCTCTATGGTTGGGCCCGCACCATGTGCAAATATGGCGACTTCTTCTTGTATCTCGACATCGATGAAAAGTATGGAGTCCAATCAGTCGTAGCGCTGCCCCCACAAGAGATCGAGAGACTTGAAGGCAAAGACTCCACAAATCCTAACTACATCCAATACCAGTGGAACTCCGCCGGCATCACTTTCGAGAACTGGCAAATTGCCCATTTCCGCATCCTAGGAAATGATAAATATATGCCTTATGGCACATCAATTTTGGAGCCAGCACGACGCATCTGGCGCCAGCTAGTGCTCATGGAAGATGCCATGATGGCCTATCGTGTTATCCGTTCTTCGGAACGCCGCGTCTTTAAGATTGACGTAGGTGGTATTCCCCCACAAGATGTAGAACAGTTCATGCAAAAGACTGTTACAAGCCTTAAGCGCCATAGTGTGGTAGATGCCAGAACTGGTAAAATTGACTTGCGCTATAACCCGATGTCAATTGAAGAAGACTACTTTATTCCTGTACGCCCCGGGTCTGCCACCAGCATCGAATCGCTCGCCGGCGCACAAAACATTACACAAATTGATGACATTAAGTATTTACGTGACAAGCTTTTCTCTGCGCTCAAAGTCCCGCAATCATACCTCACAATGGGAGAGGGCGGCGAAGAAGACAAAACAACGCTAGCCCAGAAAGACATTCGTTTTGCCAGGACCATTCAGAGACTTCAAAGAGTTATTATCGCAGAGCTTACCAAGATTGGCATTATCCATCTTTATACACTCGGCTTCCGCGGCGACGATCTTCTGAGTTTCAAGCTTTCCTTAAACAATCCTTCAAAGATTGCTGAGCTTCAAGAGATTGAATCATGGAAAGCCAAGTTTGATGTCGCCGGCTCTGCCACAGAAGGCTTCTTCTCACGCCGCTGGGTTTCCGAGCATATTTTTGGAATGTCCAACGAAGAATTCCTGCGCAACCAGCGTGAAATGTATTATGATCGGAAGCAGGATGCTTCACTCCAACAGGTTGCCGAAGCTGCAGCCGCAGAAGGAGCCGCAGGTCTCGGTGGAGATCTTGGTGGCGAGTTGGGAGGCGAGCTTGGTGGTGAGTTGGGCGGTGGTCCGACAGAGATGCCGGCCGGAGCCGTTCCCGAACCGGGCGCCCCTGGAGGCGCCGAAGGTGGCACCCCAGGCGAAGAAACTCCCGCTCTCTTGGCGGTTCCTCCCGGGTCACGCAAGGCAGCTAGACTTACTCCCGGCGCCAAAGATAAAGTATATTATCCCAAGGCCGGCCGCAACGATAAGCGGACGTCCGCAGGGCCCCGCACCCGCAACTATGCCGGTAAAAGAGATGCCGGCCAGTTGGGCAGCGCTCCCGACCGAACTAAATACCCAGGATCGGAGATTAATACAATCCCCAGCATTAGCAAGGGTATTTATGAAGAAAACGAACCTATTTACAATTTGAGAGAAAAAACCGAAGAAGAGAGACTCTTTGAGATAAATGATTCAATACGAAATCTTTTAGAAGGCTTAAAGACTAATGAACAGAAATTAATGGAGAGCAAGGATGAAAACAAAACATAATAAAAAGCGAAACAGCGCATTTATTTATGAAGCCCTTATAAGAGAGGCCACCGTATCAATTCTTAAGAAAGATCTTCAACGACGAGACACGGCGCTTGGGTTGTTAAAACAACACTTTGGAAAAGACACACTCCTTCGCAAAGATTTAGATTGTTATCGATCTTTATATGAAAATCAAAATTTGGATAAGAGCCTTTCAGAGAAAGTCATTGTAGAGGCAAAAACTCAGCGCCAACTTATTGATACACAAGCGCTTTTCAAGCAGCAAACTGCTTTAATCCACGCTATTAATAAACAACTGTCAACTAATGTATTTGATAACTTTGTTCCCAATTATAAAACTCTTGCAACAATAGCGCAGATTTTTTCACATAAAGTTTCTCCTAAAAATCAGGTCATTTTAGAATCCGAGATTGCAAACAAGATGTCTCAAGAATGTGATCTTATAAAAGAAGACCAAGTAATAGACAAATTAGTATATAAAACTTTTGTGGAGAAATTCAATCACAAGTATGACGGCAAGCTTTTGGATGAACAAAAAGAATTGCTAAATTATTTTATTGGTTCTTTTTCAGATAATGCTCTCCAGCTAAAGGTCTTTTTAAACGAAGAAATTCCGAGATTAAAAACGGAACTAGCTCAAGCAAAAATGACAAAAGAAATAAGCGAAGATTCTATGATGTTATCTAAGACAAACAAACTCATTGAAAAATTGGAAGGCTTTTCGCAAGCCATTATTGACGAACAGTTGCTCGTCACCATTATCAAAACTCAACAACTAGTTAAGGAAATAGGCGCAAATGGCAATAACAATTAGAATAGGCGAACATGCGGATGATGCGACTGTCCAATTAGAATTGGACGTCAGAAAAAGCATGAGCGGCGATCTCATGATTTTTGATCATGGAGATATTGATATCGTGCTTTCAACAACTCAAAACAAAGTTATTGTTTTTCCCAAAGATATTGTAAGCGATATGGTATATGGTGCCCAAAACAGATTGTTTGCGCACTTACAAAAACGAGGACTTATAATTCCGGAGTCAATTCAAGGAGGAGCCTTTTATGGATCCTTTGAGGGATTGATGGAAACTGCGTCTTCTCCCGATTTAAGCACAGCCAAAATGGCCCTCATTAATATTTCAGAATTCATTGATGAAGAGCGCCCATACTTCGAATCTACCAAGACTATTATATCTATGACCGATGACGAACTAATCCATCCAGATAAGGCAGACTCTACAGAGCTTGGTGAAGTCCCACAGGAAGTCGAGCAGGGATCTATCCGCCAAGGATATGTCCGCGATCCTTACTCTCTCAGTTATTTGTATACAATTTAGGAAGAGAAGTGGAACTTTTATATTTTATATTAGCGGCTTATGGCCTGACCCAAATTTTAGTCTATAGCAAAATTTTAGACCGTATACGACCTACGCGCGGCTGGTTGGGTCAATTATTTAAATGTCCGATGTGTATTGGTTTCCATGTAGGGTGGATTTTAATGTTGCTTTCTCCCTATACAGAACTATTTAATTTTGATGTAACACCTACAAATTATTTTATTTTAGGATGGTTGTCATCTGGAACATCATATATTTTAAATATGCTATTTAGTGATGAAGGTTTAAAAATCGTTAAAAAAATGGAGTTTACCGAAAATGAAGATTACGAAAACACAATTGAAGAATATAATTCTTGAAGAATTGAAGAACATGTCGGAGGCAGATCTGCATACTGATCGAATGGCCGGCGTAAAGCGCCCATGGGAAGGCGCCCATGAGGGAGTTCGCCAGGAGGTCCCGGGGGAACCCCCCGCTATAGGTCTGGGCAAAGCCCGGATTTCGAAACAAGCGCTTGTTCAGAATCTCCTTGACAGACCGCAAATCAAAGACGCCATGGCGACCATTCAGGGCGCCCTTGAAGCAACCGCGCCTGATCAACGCGCCATGGCCATCGCGGCCTTAACGAGCGGGTTAAGTGGCGAAGAAGGGCTGCAAACCCGTGATGTTGCCAAAACGGCCTCAGCGATGCGCACCGTGGCTAAAGCCGGCGAAGACCAGCGCAAAGCTGCCGCTGTCCCAAC